CGCCGTGGTGTGTAGACTGCGAGGACAAATGCTACGTGTGTGTGCATAAGGCCGTGTGCCGGTTTACGAATGAATTTTTCGGTGAGCGCAAAATCTGCCGAAATTTTTTAAAGGCATAAGTTATCCGAAATGCATAATTTGAAAGGATGAAGAAATGAAGTACAAGCTGAAGGACGGAGAAAGATATGGCCTGCCGAAGCAGGTCGAGGCGTTTCAGTACAACGGAGTGCTTTCCGGTGAGCCGTGGGTGACGAAAGCGTTCAATGATGGGGTGCTGTTTTGGGACTCAGACGAGTTGGGCGGGTATCCGCGCAATCCGTTCCTAAGAGTTGAAGATGATGATTATAGTGTGGATTGCGGTGATTATCTGATTCTCTGTGGCAACGGTGAGATCGAGATGTGCTCTAAGGATGTTTTTGAGTCTGTGTATACGAAAGGGGTCTGATGGATGGAGAGCCTTGAAGAATACATGAAAGCCAATGGCTACACATTGGGCGAGGATGCAAGGCTGTGGAGCGCGCTTGGGTATGCAATGATGGGGTTATATGGCATGGGTGTCATTACGGATGAGGAATGGCCGGTTCTTATAAAGCGGTTTGCCGAGAAAGCTTCGGAGTTTGTGACCGAGGTGGGCGATGAGTAAGAAAGTGCTGGTCGCCTGTGAAGAGAGCCAGAGAGTGTGTACGGCGTTCCGCGCGGTCGGTTGGGAGGCGTACTCGTGCGACCTTCAGTGGTGCTCCGGCGCACATCCTGAATAATATGCCATTCAGGATGTGCGCCGGGTGATGAATGGTAATTGTAAATTCGTAACGTGTGATGGCGTTGAGCACGAAATAGTTGGACGATGGGATATGATAATTGCTCATCCGCCTTGCACGTACATGAGTGTAGCTGGTGCTTGTAGGATGTATCCGCACAAAGGTCAGATTGACCCGGCGCGACTCGAAAAGGCGATGGCTGCGAAAGAGTTCTTCATGGAGTTGTATAACGCTGACTGCGATCGAGTGTGCATCGAGAACCCAACGACATTTAATGGCGTCGGTCTGCCACAAGCGACACAGGTCATTCAGCCGTACCAGTTTGGGGAATCATGGAGCAAGCGCACGTTGTTGTGGTTGCGCGGTTTGGATCCGCTTGAGCCGACAGGAATAGTAACTGACTACAAGCCGTTTGTTCCGAGCGGGACAGGGCGTAAACTTGGCGGAAAAACATACGGCGCGTCAATACCGCACGAAGGAAAGGCAAGAAGTGTAACGTTTGAAGGCATCGCAAAAGCGATGGCAGAACAATGGGGTGATTTAGATAAACAAATGTGCAAGTTGGCATGAGGCCAGCAAGGATGGGAGCGTGTATCCAGCGGATAGGTGCTGGGGAACAAGAGAATGTGATCCGTGCAGTTGCGGAGGCGATGAAACAAAGTGTGATTTCTATCCTGAGAGACGTAAGACGGCTTTGAAGAAAGAAAAAAAACATACTCAGCAAACCAATATCGTTTGGCATAAGGGAAACAAGCTGCCGAAAAAGGATGGCGAGTACCTGTGTTGTGAAGCCCCGTACTATCTGTATCGAGTACTCGATTTTGCAACTGATTTGTCTAAAGTGGACGATGAATTTGCTGGCATTCGCCGTCCTGGGTTTTACGATGCTGATAGTGAATGGGGCTATGTCGCGGTAGACGATGTTGCATGGTGGGCGGAAATCACGCCGGATTGTCCGGGAAAGCGGAATTAGCATGATTGATATTGGATTTGAGCCGCCGCTGGAGCCGCGTGCATATCGTGTGCCGGTTTGTCCCGTGTGCGGATCTGAGACGGACACGATTTTGCGAGATATGGATAACGTTATCGTTGGGTGTCCAGAGTGT